GTTCTTCTGTTTTTACCCCTGGTACGCGTAACCCTGTAATTTCCTGCTGGAAATTAGCTTGTTTGTTCGCTGACGTAATTCCCGCGAGTTGTTCATGGACATTATTTGCTTGTCCCTGATATAGGGCGTCCAGTGATTGTTGTGTGTTGGCTGTCGCCATTTTTAGTGATGTGTCTGCCGCCACATTTTGAATTTGAGCTTTCATCATTCTTCGTTGTGTAAGAGATTTAGCTGTGTTGGCGCCGCGTTCGGCGCCCTCGACGCCGGCCTTACCAATGTTTCCCATGACGGCCATATTCCCTGAAGGAGAAGACGCGTCGAACTTGCCGGCAAGTATAGGATTAAGTCCACCGGCACGCATGTCTGCCATGCGCCTCTGCACAGCTGTATTCGACATCCGCTCCTGGAAGTCGCGATTGCGTTGCGCTTCGGCGCGATTTTCCCGGTTTTGTCTGGATTGTCCATACGCCGAGAAAATAGCGCCCGCGACTGTTGCTGCTGCTGCAAGAGGCATTACAGCCTTGTCAGACCAGGTACGCCGAACGTCGGCAGAGGTCTGGCTGCTTTAATATGATGATAGAAATCCGCAATCATATGCGGCTCCGAGGGAATCGCAATTGCTCTATCAAGAGGTACGGCTGTATTTGACGTTATAAACGTTGCCCCTAGCGTCGGCGCTCCCGCGAAGTCCTCGCTTAGGTTCCACGCCGCCAACGTACCCGTTGCGTCCGGTCTCATTAAGCCGGTTAGTTTTGAGTTTAGGAAACGATGCTCGTCGTATCGGCCCTGATAGCCGAACACGATTAAATCGTTTGCTGTCCCATCGTGCCAGATTTCGCCCTGGAGTACGCTTTGCTCCCCGATATTTACCATCTCGGGATATACGAATTCGTAACGCGTTTGTTTGCCCAGGTAGCGGTCCATACCTTGCGAATAGCTTATATCGCCACGGAGATTTCCAAGAATTATTACCACGCCGTGTTCCACGAACGATTTTGTCCAGGAATGGTTTCCTGATGCCGTGCCATACGCGGCCAAATTGCCGAGTTTATCGTTAGGCACGGGAGTTGTTTGCGCCGATTGTTGCTGTACGGGTGTGATATTAATTGCGGTACTACCGCCCCCCAAGTATTCGGCGCGTTGCAGGCGAAAGTCAGGGGAGGTAACTCCCCATCTTGCCTGCAAAGATTCGACGTACCGGGTACCTGCCCGGGCGTCTCTTTCTAATATGTGTTGCGTCGCAAATGCGAGCCGTATGTCGTTTACTGTAGATGATGTTGCACCGCTTAAGTCGGCATAGAGTGGTTGCCCCGCCGTCGTATTAGCTGATAGATCGACGAACGATGCGCCAGTATCAAGCCGGTGGAAGACTGCCGTCGTTCCGAATTTAACCATCGGGAATTCTCCCAAGGTCGGATCGGTTTCGCCCACTGTTTGCATCATTATAGGCGCCCGGCTGCCTAACGGCATGGACACCGATGTGCCACGCTGCGGCGCCGGAAGACACGAAGTGAAATAATCAAAACGCTTACCGCGTTTTAATATTACGTAATCCGCGGCTGTATCAGGCCCGTTGTCTATATCCACGACAACAGAGTTTTGAAGCGTCGCCGACCTGAACCAGTCGTTGTATATTTTATTGTACGCCCGCATCGGATATGCGATCGGTTGCGTCGCAATTATCGGCACAATGCCAAAGTAGTCTTGAAGCGAGTGCAAAGCATAGCCGATACCCGCCTCGCTAAGCGGGATGGTGAATGAGATAGAGTCCCCGGGATTCGTCTGAGCGCCGTGGAATTTTTCATGATTTGTCCAAATCGTTCTATATGGTACAAAGAACGCAAATGTATCGAAGTACAAATTATCAAGTATTGGGAATAGCGGCGTTGCTAGCCGCATGAAGAAATTTGTGTTTACCCGGAAGGTGTCCCCGGGGATTATGTCGATTGGTTGGCAGATTGGTACTAAAAAGTCTGCATCGAATGTGGCCTTATGGCCATGAGATAGATTGAACGTTGAGCGTGGAATACTCACGCTCGGCGTTTGCGAGAACTGATGTTGTGATTTCATTAGTCTGTTAGTCCAGGATTGATTACATTAGGATCTTCCCCATTGATTTTTTCCTCGAGCAACTGCATTTGTCTTGGATCTGGATTCCTCGAGCTTGCGATTATTTCATGTGCTGTGCAAAGGCACTCATTCTCCTCATTAAGGACCATGCCTGTGTTGTCGTCGAAGTTTCCCAGCCGATACAGTGAGTAGTCTTCAGGATGTTTGCCGATCGGATGATCGGCGTCGTTGGCTATGTCCATAAAGGACCTTTTTACTTCGCCATCCGATTGACCGAAGAAAGGTTTTTCGTACACGCCAGTGGCTGTGTCGAAGATTGCATAGAGTTGTACTTTCATTTATAGATTCCTCGTGAGTTGATTTTGTTTTGCTCTTGCGATTTTGTATTTATCTTCAAGCCGTTCCGGTGTAAAGTCCTCGCGGTGAGCCGCGAGAAAATCCTGTCTTGCCTGCTTAACCAGGTCGTGTATTTCCGGATTTTCTTTTGCCAAGATTTCCTCGTAATAACGCGGTACGAGCTGGACAACGCCATGTCCTGGTACAGGCGTTTCGTCGCTTGGGAAGATATCTTTTTTGAATTTTTCATAGAAGTCGGCGCCTAGCCCACAGGGCTTTTTCCGGCCGGTCGACATTCTAATGAATTCGGGAAGTAACCAATAGGCTTCTCCGTGCTCATCGCATCGGAGATAATGTTCGATAGCCTTTTTTCCCGTAATTTTTTTTGCCGCATAGCCAGCCGTATAGCTGGCGGTCTCGAAATTAAGTTCTGCCACGGTAGAGAATCCGTGAGGCCAGAGTTTCTCGAGAGAAGGGCTTGTATATGTGTAGAGCCCTTCCTCGTCTTTGAATAATTGTTGATCTTTGAAGGAATGATTGAAGAGGCACATATGATAGTGCGGTCTTTGATTTTCGTCTCCGTATTCGCCACAGTAAAAGTAGCGAATTTTGTCGTCCATATTTTGTTTGCGGAGAGCGCGGATGAATTTAGATACATCGCTAGGTCGGAGAGAGTAGTCAGCAGGGATGTATTGTCCGTTTTTAAATTGTTCGTCTGTGCACTCGGACGGATCTCGGTATGTGAGAGTAATCCACGAATTGCCGTGGTTATCGAGATGCACGTAGGACTCATGGATAATACGTATTGCCCACATGATGCGGTGATCCACGCGACACCCAAGGCACTGACCGCAAGCCACTTCCAGTGTCTGCGCAGTGCCTTTTTTATTGAATGTGAGTCCACCAGTGGATATATCCTTGTAGCCTTTTAGCGGTTTGAAGCAAGGCATTTAGAGGCGATACCCGCCTCTTTGTGAGTTTTTGCGGTGCACTCGAGCACCGCCTTTAAAGTTGCGCCTAGAGGCGCGTTTTGACATTTTACGTCGTCTTGCCATAGCAGAGCTCCTTCAATGTCCTTGTTTGTGAATTTAGGTCCTGGTTAGTCACCAGGTCCACATAGAAGCTGTCTCCGTCAGCCCCGCATTTAAGCGAGGTAGCGGAGCAGCCCATTAAGCTGGTAACGAGGATTCCCAGCAGAATTAGTTTTTTCATGCTGTATTTATAGCATGTTTTTTTGTAAGTTATTGTTTTTTTGTAAGTTGTTGTTTTTGAATGATTGATCCCCAGGAGAATAGGCGTTTACGCTGTGCTAAGCCGCCTACTCGCCTGGTGATCTGTTATTTTTTTTGTTTTTGGCGCATGGTGGGACCAGTGCGCCAGTACAGTATCAAGTATTGTCTGTACTATTTGCCGATTTATCGGCAGGAGAGGTCGCCAAAGGCTCCTTATGCGCCGGTGGCGCTATTTTGTCCAGCGCGTCTTTCAGCACCGTCTGAAGGTTTTCGCTCGCCACCGGCTCGCTTGCGGCCGCTAACGCGGCCTCTGTATCGGCATCCGCCGCTTTAGCTGAAAGCAGCTGTTTCCCTGGCTTCGCCAGGTGAGGTAATTTTTTTAGCAGGTCGTCGACATTTTTTGGGTCATTTACATAGTCGAAGAACGCCTGCGGATTTTGGCCGAACTCCATACGGACTTCGGCAGGAAGGTCGTCGAAGATCATCCGACCTTGCGTAAGTTTTTCTGTTTGATCATGAAAGTCGAAATCCGAGAAATCGGCGTACACGCCTTCATATTTCTCGAGATGCGAAATGGTCCCGGCAATATCTGCTCGGGCCATTATGACGTTAATATCCGTTTCGTCTTTAAATGATTGTTTCGTCCGTCCGTCCTCATAGAGGATCGGCGGTACTAGTGCGAGCATTTCTGCTCGCGTCAGATTTTTTTTCTTTGATTGCTTTACCAGCTCTGCAATTAAGTTAGACATTATTTTCGACCTTTGTTCACCGCGAGATATGCGCGGATTATTTGTAATATGGCGGGCCCGGCTTTGCCTGCCGCCTTGTATAGTTCGGCCGCATCGGCCGAATTTATCCATGTGTAAAATTGTTCTTCTGTTTTTACCCCTGGTACGCGTAACCCTGTAATTTCCTGCTGGAAATTAGCTTGTTTGTTCGCTGACGTAATTCCCGCGAGTTGTTCATGGACATTATTTGCTTGTCCCTGATATAGGGCGTCCAGTGATTGTTGTG